CATCAACAAGCAATTGATGATGGATACCTGGAGCACGAAGCTAGATTGTTCTTGTGCTCCATACTTACATATACTGAAGACTCTATTAAATATCTACATGAGATACTTTCACATTGTAGGGATTATAATTTTTCTAAATCATCGTCTCATATTAATGACTGGATAAAGAGAAGACAAATGTCTATTGGTGGTAGACCATATACTTGTGAAAGAGCAAATTCAGTTGGCGTTGGCTGCGGAGAATGTTCTTTGGAGCAAAGAAATAAATATGTAAAAGTTAATGGAAGATTTATAGAAACTCAAGAAAAGTCCTCTCCATCACCAATTAGATTTGCATATAGTCCTGCACCAAAAAAGGAGGGACATGAGTAGCGAAGACGATGCGGTAGGCGTTTGCACCGAATGCGGTAATCAACAGCCAGACAAGTATATGTACAATAGTGTTTTTGCCCAACAAGGACATTCCGCTGTTTGCAAATACTGTGGAGGAATTGTAACAGTATGTTACAGAAGCGAAGTTGAAAATGTCTTGAAAGCAATTAAAAGAAAAAGAGGATTAGGTTGAAAAACTGGACTAATCTACATAACCATACGGTATTTTCTATGTTAGATGGACATGGTAACGTAGAGCAATACCTAGAAAGAGCTAAATCTTTAGGTATGACTGGTCTAGCTACCACCGATCATGGGAACATACATTCGTGGTTAGATTTTTATGATGCTGGTAAGTCTGCAGGAGTAAAGCCAATCCTTGGATCTGAATTTTATCAGGCTAGAAAAACTAGATTTGACAGAGACGAAGAAGAGCGATCAGGTCCTTCAAAGAATGAGTGGGAACAAAGAGGTCCATATCATATAACTATATTGGCAAAAAATAATATTGGATATCACAATATAATTAAAATGTCATCTAGAGCATTTACTGAGGGTTATTACGTTAAGCCTAGAATAGATCACGATTTAATATCGCAACACTCAGATGGAATAATAGTATTATCAGGGTGTCTTAACGGAGAAGTTTCTCAAGCTCTTCTAAGAAAAGACTATAACACTGCTTTAAAGCACGCTGCATCTATGCAACAAATTGTAGGCGCAGAAAATTATTTTATAGAGATTCAAAACCATGGTATTCAAGAACAGCTTACTATCATACCTGATCTAATTAAGTTGGCTAATCATATAGGGGCAAAGGTTGTTCCATCTGGCGACTGTCACTATGTTCATCAGCATGACGCAAATGCTCACGATATAATGCTTTGCGTAGCAACAAACTCGAATATACATACGCCTAATAGGTTTTCTTTTTCTGGAGATCAGTTTTATTTGCAGTCATACGATGAAATGGCTTCTATTTTTTCTGACGATTTTCTTAAGAATACTATGCATGTAAACGATATGATTGAACTTGATTTAAAATTTGGGGATATGCATTTTCCCAATTTCCCAATACCAACAACAGAGGATTCAATAACTTACTTTGAGAGACTTGCCTGGGAAGGCCTAAAGAAAAAGTATGGAGACCCTCTACCTAATAATATATTAGATAGAGCTAATCATGAGCTGCGAGTTGTAAAAGACATGGGCTTTCCTGAGTATTTCTTGGTTGTGTCTGATCTAGTTAGATGGGCTAAAGATAATGACATCAGAGTTGGTTGGGGCAGAGGATCTGCTGCAGGAAGCGTTTTATCATATGCCTTTGATATTACCAATCTTGACCCAATTAGATTTGGTTTGATGTTTGAAAGATTTTTAGTAGAAGGAAGAAAGTCCATGCCGGACATCGACCTTGACTTTGATGATAGACACAGAGATAGAGTTATTGAGTATGCAAGAAATAAATATGGAGAAGACCACGTTGCGCACATATGTACGTTTAATAGAACTGGGGCTAGACAATCCATCAGAGATGCTGCGAGAGCTTTGGGTCATGAATTCATTATTGGAGATAGGGTAGCGAAACTAGTCCCACCACCAGTGCTTGGTGTATCAAAGTCGCTAACAGAGTGTATGGAAGTTGACGAATTTAAAAAAGAGTACTCTAGCAATCAAGAATCTAAAACAATAGTTGACACTGCGTTTGGGCTAGAAGGATTGGTTAGACAAACTGGGATACATGCTGCTGGTATAGTTATATCAAAAGGTGCATTAACAGATTATCTCCCCATCATGCAAAAAGGGGCAGACAACCCAGTCGTAACTCAATGGGACATGGGTAGAGTCGAGCAATGTGGACTACTTAAGATTGACTTTTTGGGACTAAGAAACCTTGGAGTCATAGACCAGTGTGTAAAAATAGTCAAAAAAAGTAGAGGCATAAGTATCGACATAGAGTCTATACCGCTGGACGATAAGAAAACATATGAAGAGCTTGGTAAAGGTAATGCCATAGGGGTCTTTCAGCTTGAGTCATCTGGCATGAGAGAATTAATGGTTCAGCTTCAGCCTCAAAATATAGAAGACATCATGGCACTAATATCCCTTTACAGACCTGGACCAATGGGCTCTGGAATGGATAAACTTTTTATAGATAGAAAACACAATAGATCTAAAGTTGAGTATGATCACGAAAAGTTAGAAAAAGTATTAGGACCATCTTTGGGCATCATGTTGTATCAGGAAGATGTTCTTGGTGTAGCCAGAGAACTAGCTGGTTTTAGCTCTGCAGAAGCAGATGACTTGCGTAAGGCTATTGGTAAAAAACAAATGGATAAGATATCTTTGTTTAGAAGAAAATTTGTTCAAGGATGTATTAGCGTATCTTCTTTACCAGAAGATAAGGCTAACAAAATATATTCCGACATTGAGTACTTTGGTGGTTATGGTTTCAATAGAGCCCACGCTGCTAGCTATGCTATGATTTCCTATATAACAGGGTATCTAAAAACAAACTATACGGTAGAGTACATGGCAGCTTTAATGAGTTCTGTAGTAGGTAACAAGGAAAAGCAGTCTTTGTATTTAGCAGATTGTAGAAAAAGAAACATAAAAGTTCTCCCACCTTCTATAAATAGATCTACAGAAGAATTTGGAGTGATAGATGAAAACACAATTATATTTGGATTAGCTGCAATTAATGGTATAGGTTATGCAGTTTCAGAGGCAGTACTTTCCAATAGGGATGAAAATAATCCTTATGATTCAATGCACGACTTCTTTAGAAGAACTAATCCAGCCGTTTTAAAGAAAGGCACACTCGAGCACCTTACTAAAGCTGGAGCCTTTGACGAGCTAATAGACAGTGTTCTCGATGACGATTTTGGAAGAAGAACTGAGTTATCTATTCTTGAAAAAGAAAAAGATGAACTTGGATTGTACATATCTAAAAATCCAGTAGATGGAATTTGGGATCTTCTTTCTGAAAATATTTCACATGAAATTATTGAGATAACAGAATTGCCTGCATCTTCCAGAGTTGCTATAGCTGGAATCATTTCTGGTTCTAAAAAACTTGTTACCAAAAAAGGCGCAAAGATGTATAAGTTTAATATACAGGACATTTCTTCTGACATAGAGGTTCTAGTATTCCCAAGAGAGTCTAAAAACTATTCAGATGAATACTTTAATGATGGAGAAGTTATTAAATTAATAGGTTCTGTCAGCAAAGATGGTGACGAAGAAAATGCAGTTAGTAAAATAGTTTTAAACTCATGTGATAAATTAGATCTTTCAAACTTTGCTGGAGGAAAACCAATCTATCTTAGAGTAAACGGAAGACTTAAGCAGTCGGACATCAATAAAATATATGATATAATTAATGAGTCAAATGGAGGATCATATGTATTTCTCCAATGTAAAGAAGATAATAAAATTATTAATTTAAAGTTTAATAAAACTACTTCTATAAAACAAAAAGAAAAATTAGAAGAGATATTAAAGGAGATAATATGACTATAAAAGGAACCTATAAGAACCCAACAGAAAATCCATGTTGGGTATTCTGCTCCTCTTGCAACAGATGCCAAGACAAGGGTAGATACACAAAGTGCAGATCGTGCTCAGGTAGGTACGATCCTGATGGTACGACAGATCCTGATCTAGATGATTTTTGTGATTGCAAAAATGGAAACTTAAGATGGAAAACTAAACAGGGTAAGCTTTTGATGACTAGGTTTAAGACAAACCCCTTTAAGGGTAAGGTTACCTATGAAAAAAAATCTGAAGACGAAAGAGACTGGGATTCTTACGTAAAGGATATGAGAGAAAAAATGGGAGATCCAAATTGGAACCCTATAACAATAGTGGATGAGGATTAATTATGGAAACCACAGGAAGAATTACAAAAAACAATATTAGCATATCAGAATATGCTGAAGGAATTCATCAGTATGAAGATAAATTCTTTATTAAATGCGGCGTAGCTGGTATCTTTGCTAACAGAAAAGAACTTGAGGACTTATATCTTGTTTTGAATTACTATTTAAATATAGAAAAATTTTCTGAGTGTGAAGTAAAAGTGGGAGATCAAGATGTGGCCATACATTGAGGATGACTTCATGGAGATCGGTGACTCTGGTTGGGTTTCGATTGGTGAAGGTTTGTTCAGAAACATTAAAACTGGACATACAATAGAAGAAGAAACTGGCATAGAATATGACAAAGATGGCAATGTAGTTGTTTATCCAGAAGATGAAAGATAAAAGTGAATTTAACAATAAAAAAAATAAGTGACTTAGATCCTTTTCAAAAACTAACTCTTTCTGAATTTAGCTATTCAAGGATTGATACATATGAAATGTGTCCTAGTAAATACTTTTACTCTTACATTAAAAAAGAACCAAGACAATTTAATTCTCCTGCTGTTCTTGGAAATATAATACATTCTGTATTAGAAAATACTATTTCTTCAGAGTTACCACTTTCATTAGATGAAATGAAAATGAGTTATGAAGAGCATAAGGCATCTTTTGATCCAACTAATATCATACCCAAAGATCTGATAGATGTTGGGGATATATTATTGGAAGAATTTTATGATCAAAATCAGGATAGAATTTTTAATGTACATGCAAAAGAAATAGGCTTTAACTTTATCATAGGAAACTATTCTATAATTGGTTTCATAGATAGAATAGATGTGATAGGAGACTCAGTACATATAGTCGACTACAAAACTGGCAAAAGAGAAGTTGCACTTAAGAACGTGTCTACCAATCTGCAAATGGGAATTTACGCTCTAGCTGCATCTGTCATGTTCCCTGAAAAAGAGATAACAGCCTCCCTACACTATCTTAGAACCAATAGGCTTAAGTCCCATACATATTCGGAAGAAGATCTCTTAGAGATTAAGAAGACGCTTGTAGATAGAATAAACGTTATAGTGCAAGATGACAATTTCTTACCTACTTCAAATGAACGAGTATGTTCTTTCTGCGATCATTCACAAAGTGGGGCCTGCGGTATTGGAGCTATAAGGTTAAAGAAGTTTAAAAAAGACATATAAAAAAACCCCCGTACATTTCTGTACGGGGGTTTTTTGTTTATATATTATTAATTAAAACTGGCCTACAGGGTCTAACTGTGACGAGGTGATGAAGTCGAAGTCAGACTCAACAACGATCTTCACTGCTTCGCTGTGATCAAAACCAAGAACCGTAAGGTCCTCGATAACTGACTCGTTAATTGACTGGCTCATACTGTTAATGATTGTGTTTAATGTGTTCATGATAGATACTCTATCACCTTTCTGCCCTATTGGCAACTTTTTGTGGTTATTGTTTGTATTTATTTAAAATATAAAGTATAATAGTTGTACGCTTGACAGAGATAAGGATAGCACCATGACAACAGAGATTTCCACTCCTGAGCAATATTTTTTTTGCAGGACAAAAATGAAATCACACCCAGACTTTAAGAAGCTAGTCAGTAATGCTATCGACATGGAAGTTTTGAAGGAAGAAAATAAGAATCAGAGGGGAAATGCCTACAGAAATACCAAGAGTGGACTAAGGGAAGATCTTGGCATCTCCATGAGATCTAATTGGGAAGCCAATATAGCCAGGATATATAACGCATACAAAATAGAATTTGAATTTGAACCAAAAGTTTTTACTTTTCCAATAAAAAGGCGGAACAAAAGGGTACACTCCAGATTTTTATTTACCAAAGGTCGATGAGTGGATGGAGGTAAAAGGCTACCTCGACGATAAGAGTAAGATAAAGCTTAAAAGGTTTAAGAGATATTACCCAGATGAGTTTAGTAAGCTGACTTTTATTTGCAGTAAGTATTCTACTGCAGCAAAAAACTTTGCTCAAGAGATAGGAATACCTCAAGTAGTCTTCTATGAAGACATAAGAAATTTTTATATGGACAAGATTCCATATTGGGAAGGAAAGTAATGTCAAATTACAAGGAGCAATATTATAATTTAGAAGAAAACGAAATGCAAGAGCTGATAGCTAAGGCTAAAAACGGTTCAGAAAAATCACAACAGGAGCTATTAAAAGTTTTTAATAACTTTTTAACCAAGTACGTAACAATGTTATACCATGGAAAATACAACTTCAATGACTATGACATAAGAAGGTTTATGTCCCTCTTCGTGAAGGACAACTTTATAAGATTTAATTTAATGAAGAACAAATTAAATCAAGCCGGATATAAGCACGTAAACGAATGTATGCGACGGAATAAACTATATGACAAAAAGATACTGTACAGATGAGGATGTTAGACAGACAGTCCAAATGACGTTCTTTCAATGCATTAGTCGATACGAAAAAAAAGATTCAGAAAAAGGACCAATTCCCTTCAGTGCATTTCTTTATAGCTACTTCTTTTATCTTCTTAAAAAGAATGTAGATACGTTTTTGATTGACCAATTAGGAAGGAAGAGTTTTCCGCTGTATAATGGTAGTGATTACAATGATGAAGATGGAAACTCTGCCCCTATACAAGGCGTTAACATCGATCAAATAGACTATGCTGTTACAGATTTAATTTTTTCTGACAACGTAGATGAGTTTTGGATCTTAGGAGAAGATACTCAACCACCTTTTTGTTATCTAACAGTTCAGGAAAGGCAGTTAATAAAATGGAAATATGTAGATGGAAAGAAATCTTCTGAAATAGCTGCTAAAATAACAGAGCACCCAAATACTGTTAGAGAACACATTAGTAAAATAAAACTAAAGATAAAAGAAATATTATTTTCAGAACGGAATGGAAGAGTTCCTTTTGATAACAAACATAGAAAGAGAATGAATTGGATACCAACGACGATCTATTAAATGGTCTATTTAACTTTTTAAATCCTCAACTGCAGGAGATAGTCAATGCATTCTCTAAGTCAGAAGATCTAGATAAGTACTTCATAGAAATACCAGATGCAAACTACGTAGATCTAACCATCAATGATTTAGCTTCCCTGGTTGCTAGATCATCTAATGTTTACGGAAGAGCTGCTAGGTTTGCCGGAATTGCTAGAGCTCAGTACAAGCTATTGGAGGCTAGGTACAAGAGAGTATACAAGGCCAATAGAGTTGGCAAGAACGAGGCTGAGCGAGAAGCAGCTGCTATAGCTGCTGCAGAGAAAGAATATATGGCCTTAACAGCTGTTGAGTCAGTTGTCCAACTAGCTGAATCGATGGAGGCTGCTGCAAGAATATCTTCCGAGTCTTCGAGAAAACTGATAGACAAAGTTCAGAACATGCAGATAGCAACATCTAGAGAAGACAAAGGGTTTTTGTCTGATAAAGATTTTAGTACGTTTTAGGAGACACCATGTATATAGGACACTATAAGTCCGTTAATTCTAGTGAAGAATTTTATTCTTCGATTAGAGAAAATTTAGATTTTCCAACTCAGGCAGAATATAATAAGTCTAGATACCTATTGCAAGTAACATACTCAGTACCTTCTGAGTCTATGGAGAAAAGAATTATTGCCAGAGCAAAAGAGTTGGGAATACCAACTAATATAAAAGTAGACTAGGTATTGTGTGAGTATTGAAGTTTTTTGCGATGGAGCATCTAGGGGGCAAGGTCAAAAAAAAGTTGGAGAAGCTTCATGTGCAGCTGTTGTCTATAAGAATAGAAAAAAAGTTGCACAGTTTGCCAGAGGCTTAGGCCCTAGGTCTAATAATGAAGCAGAATATGAAGCAGTTATAGCAGGGCTATTGATGTGTTCTATGTCAGATCTAAAAGACCCAATAATATATACCGACTCAGCTGTAGTTGCAAACCATATCTCCGGTCAATGGAAGTGCAAGAACGCTGCTTTACTTCCATTGTTAATGACCGTCGAGGATATCAAACAGGAATACCCATTTAGGGTTCTCCAGGTTCCTAGGGCTTTTGTTTGGGAAGCAGATATGTTAGCCAATGAGTTTTTGGATCAACTAAAAGAACGAAAAGCACAAAACACAGATAAGTAAGTGGTATAATATCAGTATTATGTTAGAACATTTTAAAAAAGAACAACCAATTATAATAGGACTAGCCGGTAAAGCTGGTAGCGGTAAGACTTCTGTAGCTGAACACCTTGTCCCCAAGGGCTCTATAGACACTTCTATGCACGGGGTAAAGTGGGATCATATATTCTATGCGCTACCTCTATATGAACTGTCTTCCATTAAAAGATCCATAATGGGGATGAACCAAAATAATAGACAACTTTATGCAATACACGATGTACTGTTTGATATGTATGGGGGCTCTCCGTTAGGCACAATGCCCGGATACGAAGACATTGTGGATAGAACAAAGCAGATATATTCTCTTAACATAGAACCTGAAGGATACAAGCCTAGATCATTCCTTCAAAAAGCGGGAGACATATGCAGAAATGGTTTCGAAGACTGCTTTGCCAAATGGGGTGTGTCAAAGTCTCTTAAGTTATACCAGTCTTATTATAAGTCTTTACCAGAAGACGAAGAAGAACTCCCTTTTGCAGTTATTATTTCTGACGTAAGATTCTTAAATGAAGCGGAGAAGATACTAAACCAACCAAATGGAATAGTTATATGCTTTGACGCTGATCAACAAACTTTAGATGATAGAATTCTCAAAAGAGACGGAAGACTTATGAGCGAAGAACAAAAAAACCATAAGTCTGAACAAGAAATGGAAATGGTACAAAGAGTGGCGACACACACTATACGCACGAATAATATGACAGTTCAGGAACAAGCACTAGAAACACTTAAAGTTATTGGCATACTAAAGGATCAAAATGCCTAAGGTAAGTCAAAACGCACACGAACAATCAATAGACTCTCCAATAAACCAGGTGGTAAACTTAATGGCTCAAGAAGTAACAATATCAACAAATCCAGTATTCATATGTGGCGTAAACCGCAAAATTAATATCGGCAATTTTGAAAACATAGACGTATATGCAGGGGTAACAATACCTTTGGTGAATATAGATCCATCGGATAAGGAAGCTTTGTCTGAAGCAATTAAAGAAGCTGCTGCAGATGGCTTTGCTTTAGTATCTAGAGAAACTGGCGAACGCTATACTTTAATTAAAGATTCTCAGCAGGGAAAATAATATTGTCCAATACTTGCTTTTTATAAAAAAAGAGTGTATTATAAAGGTTGAATTAATTCAACTTATTACAAGAGGTAAAAATGATCAAAAAGTTAGCTAACAAATTAAGTTCTCTTCTTCTTTCTTTAAAGAAAAAGAGCCCTGAATCTGCTCAAGATAAAGCCATCAACTCAATTATTGATAGAGCTACAAAGGACATCACAGATGTTGCAAAAGTAGCTGATGAGGCTGTTTCTAAGGTTGCTAAAACAGCAACCGAAGAAGGCAAGAAGGTAGCAAAAGCTGTTGAAACAAAGGTTCCAAAAGCTGCCCCTAAAGTTAAGCCTACTACCGAGGCTACAAAGCCTAAGGGTAGACCAAAGAAGAGCGCTTAATCTTAATATATTTAAAGACCCCCTTAGATTTAAAAGTTTAAGGGGGTCTTTTTTTTGTTACTATACTACTTATGTCTAAAGCTCAATTCAGAAGAATAATCAAGGGCAATTGGTCCAATACTAATGAGCAAAAAAGGGAAGACTCTAATGAGTCTGAACAGGAACAAAATAGTAATAGCTCCACAGAAGAAGATGTAGCCACTAATTAAGTCAGAAGAAGAAGTAATGACGATAAAAAAAATAATTCGAATAAGCGGTTTTAATTATGCAACTAAACCAAAAATGGGTACTAGCAATGTATTCAACGGTTTGTTTTTAGGTGCTTACGGAGAAAAGAAAATAGCAAAAGCTTCTAAAAAAGAACAAACAAAAATGAAAGGCAAAACCAAAAATGGCAAAACCAAAAATGGCAAAAGCAAAAAGTAGCTCTGCACAAAAAAGTGGAGCAGCCCTACAGCCAGACTCAGGTTTCATGTATGGGACAATGCCTAACGCCTCAGCCCCAAAAGCTGCTGGTAAAAAAAAAGTGAACTCTAATTAAGGCAACGAGATGGAACCAACTATTACCGTTGCCTTGATTGCTGCTTTAGGTGCTATTTTAGCCTCTTTAGTGCAGAGGGGCAGAAAAGAAAATAAAGATGACCACAACGTGGTGGCTAATTTGCTCGTAGGTGTAAAGGATGATATCATTCAATTGCACCACAAAATTGATCATGTAGATGATCAAGTAGACAAGGTCGATGACAAAATAGATATGCATATTACATGGCATCGGAAAACAAAAAAAATAATACTAGTATTAACCTAAGGAGAAATAAAATGGCAATGAAGAAAGCCTCAAGTAAAATGGGTAAGGGTGGCAGTTTGTCAGCTCCAGATCCAGCAGTAAGTGCCGGTCAGGCAAAGCAGGGTGTTCGCCCTATCAAGGACACCAAAGGTAAGAACATCGAAAAAAAGGGTACTTCGGCTCCTAAGCCATCAGCAAGTACTGGTCAAATGAAGATGGCTAAGCGTCCAATCAAGGACACTAAAGGCAAAGTAATAGGCTGATAATACATAAACCATAATATTTGGTTTACATTAAAAATTTATATGGAGGTGGTACTATACTTGTATCACCTCCATATATCTTTATAACAGGAGTAATAATGGCATCAAAAAAGAATTGGATCCAGGGAGCGATTAAACGACCAGGAGCCTTTACCGCTAAAGCTAAAAAAGCTGGCAAATCAGTTGCAGGAATGGCAGCAGCTGTTTCAAAGAATCCAAGCAAATATAGTCCAAGAACTGTCAAGCAAGCAAACCTTGCTAAGACGCTTAGAAAAATAACTAAAGGAAAATAAAATGGCTGCAAAGAAACCAAAATCATCTGTGTACAATAATGCTAACACAGTTTTAGACAACACCATGGATGGATCAAAGACTGTTCCAAAAGCAAAAAAGTATGGGCGTGAGGCATCAAGCGCTAAGACGTTCAGCTCAAAAATTAAAACAACAAACAAAAAGAAAAAGTAGGATAATATTATGGCAATGAAAAAAACTTCCGCAAAAAAAATGATGGCTAAGCCAGCTGCTAAACCAGCAGCTAAAATGGGTGGCATGACTGCAGCACAGAAGCAGCTTCCTCCTTTTATTCAAAAGGCTATTGCAGCTAAAAAAGCAAAGAAAAAATAATATTACTCAAGGAGATATACTATGGGATTGTTTGGTCAAATGTCAGGATTCTCCTCAGGGGGAATGGGATATGCAGAGCAAGAAGCACAAAGGGTAGCATCGCAAAGGCTTGGTAGGTCTTCTGGTGCTCAAGCAGGAGTAGCTAGAGTAGCTAGAACAGTAGGTAGATCTTCTGGTGCTAGATCCTCAATGCAACCGATGGGACGTACTGGAAAATTTTTTACAGGATTCATGAAGGCCTTTAAGTCAATGGGACCGATGGGCTGATATGGCTAAGTCTCCAACATGGCAAAGAAAAGCAGGCAAGAATCCTAAGGGTGGACTCAATGCTAAGGGCAGAGCATCTTATAATAGAGCCACAGGTGGAAACCTTAAACCACCAGTGTCAGCTAAACAGGCTGCTAAGTCTCCCAAATCCGCTGCACGTCGCAAATCTTTTTGTGCACGAATGAGCGGTATGCCGGGTCCTGCAAAAAAACCTAATGGTAAGCCAACTCGTAAAACATTGGCACTAAGAAAATGGGATTGTTAATATTATGGCAAAGGTAAACAAACCAACAAAAGCAGCCTTGTGGTCTTCAGCAAAATCGCAAGCTAAGTCTAAATTTGATGTGTATCCTTCAGCCTATGCTAATGCCTGGGCTGCAAAGAAGTATAAGTCAATGGGCGGAACTTGGAAAACTGTTTCGGCTAAAAAAGCAACAAAGAAAAAATAGTATGTCTGCGCAAAAAAAATCTTCTGAAAGAAAAAAAGAAATAGAAAAAGATTTAAAAAATAAAGGTTCTTTCTATAAAAAAGATTATGAAAAAAATTTAAGAAAGAAAAAATAATGGCGTGTTGGAAAGGCTATTCTGCTAAAGGAATGAAGGTAAAGGGTGGGAAACTAGTTCCTAACTGTACGCCTACTAAGAAGCCTAAGCAGTCAAAGAGTGGAAAGAAATAATTATGCCAGGCCCTAAAGGTGTTGGATTAACTAAATGGTTTGACCAGAAGTGGGTTAATATTGGTGCTCCCAAAAAAGATGGGAAGCTTCAACCATGTGGTACGTCTGGCGCTGGTGGATCAGGATATGCCAAGTGTGTACCTGCTGCTAAGGCGGCATCTATGAGTCCTTCTCAGAAAAAAAGTGCAGTAACTAGAAAAAGAAAATCTGGAACACCAGAAAAAGGTGTTAAAGGACAATCTCCTAAAAATGTTTCTACATTTAAAAAACAAACTAATAAAAAGTAGCTTTAATCACACACACCCTGCCCAGGATATATTAAACAAAATTAATATATGATATAATATTTTGATGAAAAATAAAAGCAAAATAAATAACTTGTAATTTAGTGTATATCAAAACTTGGATTGTTGTCGTCCCACTGTTTTTTGTCATTGATATCATTTAGCAGTGGTTGGTTTTTAATATTCAAACTAGTGTTGAGCAATACTGGGACCCCCGTATAACCGTTCCACTTTACCAACAAATCGTAAAGCCCTTTATGCTGATCTTGGTTTACAGTTTGCACCCTAGAAGTCCCATCAACATGAACAACAGATGGAATTAAATCTGGCTTCCTACATTTTACGGCGTATTGCATATACGGTGATTGACCATTAATTTCAAACCACTCATCTGCAAACTCCTCTAAAACTATTGGGGCAAAAGGCCTAAAAGATTCTCTGTTTTTTATTTTGTTTACTTCATATTTTATATTTGGATC